CAATTTCAACTATAAATTTTTAGTTGATCTTGTTTGTATGATTATGAATTATATTTTACTTTTTGTACAAACGCTATTGGAAGTATATAGTGTTGTACATAGGCTCATAGTAGATTATAATGCACATGTCATAGCTGCATGTGTAACTCTAATTATTTTAATAATTTTCGGAGTTATCATCTGGATGTTCTTAAAATATTTTCTCTACTTCACAAAGAATATATCTTTGCGTATTTGGGGAGTCATATGGTTTATTGCTGCGTATTCCTACCGATTTATGTCGGTGGAAAAGATCGCCGAAAAGCCAAAGACAGAGTTAGAAGAGTATCGGGAAGCTAAGAAAAAGATTGCAATTATGGAAAAGAATCTTGATCTAACTCCCGACGAAACCACTTTAGTATCATTCCCTCGGGAAGCAACTAAAGAGATGGCTATTAGTGGCAGTCCGATGGTTAGTTCCGGAAAGACTGTTACAACCATAGCAGGTGTCTTGTCGATAAGAGACGCTGATGATGGTGTAGCCTCTATGGGTTCTCGAATCATGTTCGAAGGACGATCATGTTTGCTCACAGCTTACCACACGTATGAACGACGATTACTGAATGGGAGGTGCTATCTTGAACATATGGGCAAGAAAGCACTTTTTGTTCCGGCAGAATGGAAGATAATGTTTGAATCTGTCTCTGATCAGTTGGATGTGATAATTTTAGCTGAACCTTCAGCCTTCTTCAGTGCGCTGAATGTTAAGGCTTTGAAGGTTAGAATGCCTAAGCCTGGAAAATCCTTTTTGGTTTATGGTTATCATGATGGTTTTTTGAAATTCTCTTTTGGGGCTCAGAAACCAAGTGATAAAGCTTTTGTGTTAAAACACTGGGCCACTACTTTAAATGGATGGTCCGGCACTCCTTTGATTCAAGATGGATATGTAGTTGGAGTTCATACTGGGGGTGATCAAAGTCTTAAGGATAACCTTGCGACGTCATGTTTTTGGCTAAGACTGATTTCCAAGGAAACCGACAATGATCATGTAGATAAGGACGTCTTTGTCCAGAATTTCACAGCGGTTCAAATGCAAAAACTTCTGAAGTCCAACTACAGATATGATGGAAAAGACTATAGAATTGAAAACTATGGTCGTAACATCCGTGTGGTTGAGGGAAGTGATGATTTGGATTGGAATATCGTGGATGAAACTGTTGCTGATTTCCTTCGCGAGTCGGTTTTTCCGACCTCGGTGGAAGCAGCTCCACCTGTGATAAAGACGGCTGTGAAGGAAGTGGAATCGGGACTCTCCTGCGAAAGTTGTTTAAATGGCTCTGGAAAACTCGGAAAAGTTCGAGACTCAGTTCCACAAAAGATTTCAAAGAAGAAGAAAATCCCGGTCTCAAGTTCCTCTGGCAAGCAGGAGCTTACCAAATCCGAGAAGGACCGATCTACCCTCAAGGAATTGGACTCCAGGAAATCGGTCAATGCGCGAATTACTCGGTTGGAAAGAGAACTGTCCGTAGGCCTCAAGCATTTGAGAAAGCTTGTGCCGAAAGAAACTCTCTCAGAGAGTGGGATTTCCCTCCCCGTGATGCCGCTGCCGAACGACGCAGTTTGCAATTGCAAGCCGCAAGATTCGAGTGTGCTGATACCACTATTGACCCGGAAGCAAGAGAAGCTTTACAACAAGATTTGCCACACTCGCAAATACCAACAGGCTTTGAAAGACCAGCTTTCTACCAACTTCAGTCCAGTTCCAAGCTTACGCGCGAGGACGTTGGCATACGTTATGTGCTCGACTACTGCGTTGAGGGAAAATCCACTCCAGGATTTCCTCTTAACACTTTAGGTCGTGACAATCAGACGGTCCTGTCCCACTACACAGAATTAGTTATAAAATGTGTAGAGGAACGTCTGAACTTGCTGTTATGTTATAAGATTAATAGTAAACATACAGCTTGGGATTTGGTTAGAAAGGGTTTGGTAGATGTAGTGAAAGTGTTTGTAAAGAACGAGCCACATAAGAAATCGAAATTAGAAGAGGGTAGGGTGCGCCTTATCTTCTCTGTTTCATTGATAGACAATGTGATTGCTCGTCTTTTGTTTGAGTCCCAAAATCACTCGGAGAAATCCGTGTGGGACGCCATCCCTTGTAAGGGTGGCCTGGGCCTCGATGATGAGGGATTGATGAAAATCAATCGTTCAGTCGTCAGAGGTGCAGTCATTGCTGAGATAGCAGAAGCAGATGTCAGAGGTTGGGATTTTTCATTTCAAGAAAATGATTTCGACCAAGATTTAGAGAGACGTAAGTACCTCAACAATTCTTATGGAACTTGTTGGGCGAAAATAGCAGAATCTCATTTCTATTGTATGTCTCTCAAGGTTTTTGCTTTGAGTGACGGAACTCTGATCATGCAACTCCAAAGGGGTATCATGCCTTCGGGCTGGTATAATACGACTTCGACTAATACTTCGGCAAGAGCTATGAATGCTTATACCGTCGCTATTAGAAGGAATCGTCCCCCTTGGGGAATCTTCATGGGTGATGATGGTGTTGAAAGATATGTTGAAGGAGCAGTAGATGAATATAGACGTCTTGGCAAGACAGTAAATATGTACTCGAAGGTTTCACATAATTCGTTTGAATTTTGCTCAACGAAGTTTGATGGGAGATTGGGTTTTCCCCTCAATGTTGATAAGCAACTCAACAATATGTTTCGTAATTTGCCACAAACTTATGGAGATGCTGTTTCTCGGTATTCCCAATTTGAGTTAGAGTTCAGAAACCATCCAGATAGGGATTATTTAATCTCACTGGTGAATCGTTCTGGTTGGTGGAGTGATTGCCCACCTCCCAGACAAGTATGATTTAACCGAGTCACCCTGACTATAACTGGCGTTCGGAAACGTATAAATTGTATTCGGCTTGAGAACCAGAGGTCTCAAGGCTTGGGAACCGTAGATTCCATTGGGTCATCAGCTTAAATGACCAAAACCTTGTCTCAAGTGCTAACCAAAACGCCTAGAGACTACACGGCTCAGCCCTTTGCGAAGGGTGTCTGATGATGTATAGTCCGGTAGATGTCAGCCGCATCCAATACATGACTTTAAAACAACAACGTGCAGCCCGTCGCAAGCAGGCTCAAAATCAACTTGTGCGCCAAATGGCAAAGGTGGCAGTTCAAGCTCCTCCCAAAAAGAAGAAGAAGAACAAACCATTTGCCACCGTCGGTCAAACCTTAGGGACGGCCGTCGGTTCTATGTTCGGAGCTCCTACCATTGGTAGTGGCGTCGGACGCTGGCTTGGAAAAGGAATTGGATCCATCTTTGGTTCTGGTGATTATGAAATGGTTGGCCAGAACCCATCTTATAACATTTTAACTAATGGTGCCCAAATTCCAAAATTTTCTTCTACCCGTCAAACCAATATTGTTTCGCATCGTGAATATATTGGTGATTTAACTGGTACAGCTAATTTTACAAATAGAATGTACCCTCTTAATCCTGGTAGTGACTTTACTTTTCCTTGGTTGGCAACTATAGCCCAATGTTATCAGCAGTATAAATGGCATGGACTCATTTTTGAGTTTCGTCCACTTATAACTGATTTCGTAACAGGTGGTGCCCCGGGAGTCATTGTTATGGCTACAAATTATAATGCAGATGAACCTGCTTATATATCTAAACAACATATGGAAAACAGTGAGTTTGCTGTTTCCGTTAAACCCACTTGCAATTTGATGCATGGTGTAGAGTGTGCCCCTGGCCAAACTCCATTGTCCGAATTATATGTAAGACCTGGTGGTCAAGCCACTGGTTTAGATTTGAAATTTACTGATTTAGGTAACTTCCAATTTGCTACCCAAGGTAACCCTGTACAAACTCTTGGTGAATTGTGGGTCTCTTATACCATTGAATTCTTTAAACCACTTCTTCCTCAAGATGTGGGTGGAGATGTTCAATCTCAGACGGTCTCTCGTTCCGGTGTTTCTGGAGCAGCTCCGTTTGGGACTATTGGAATCTCTAGTTCTGGTGATCTATCTGGATTTGCCATAAATTCAACTGGTTTAGGGTTCACAGCTCAAGGTAATAACTTGTATCTTGTCACTTTCTTTTGGCAAGGTACTGTTGGAGTCACTTTTATTCCGCCCGTTTCTTACGGTTTGGGTAATTGTGCGATAGTTAATACTTTCCAGAGTGATGCCGTTGGTATTTTAGCTACTGGTGCTGGTGGTGGAGCAGCTGCCACCACGGGTAGCTCCGAGATCGTCATTAGAACTCTTGGACAAGGTGCTCAGGCTATATCTATAGTTCCAACAGGCTTACAGCCTCCAACTGGTACCACTAATTTTGATTTGGTGATTACCCAACTTAGTAACAACGTTTAGATTGTTGCCGACCTAAACAAGTCGTTAAACTATTTCGCGGGTGGCCGTGACAGCCCAACCTTCTGCTTGATGGAAGTGAAATATTCAAGGACCTAAATGTCAGAAAACTTGTCTTCTGTTATAGTTC